CCTAGCCACTTAAGCAGATCAGTACGAGCCATCATCATAAGAATGCACACAACGGTCATAAGGCCGGCCATCATGAATCCTAGCATAGCGGTGCTCCTAATCGATAGGCAGCGCTCTAAGCGCTTTCAGCGTTGCTTTGCCTTTCATACCAATTTCCTTCCATGCAGCCTGCATAGCTTCACCACTGGCATTCCATGTATTAGCACCGTCGCCAATCGTAGAAGCTACGCTATCCATGTACCTGTTAAGCTTTGCTGCATCCATTGCCCACGGATACGCCTCTTGCAGCGTAGTGCGGTAGGCAGATAGAAACCTGTTCTTAGTCATAATGCATACTCCTATGCTGCTCGCTTGAAGCGACTGCTAGAGAAACGGGATTTGATCTTGTAGTTGTGCATCTCTGTAACCGGGTCAAATACAGCTATGCTTCCATCTGCACGGAAACCATAGTTACCATGATGAAGGTCATTACACATACCAGTACGTTTCAGCAGACGTATGAATGCAGCCATGCCGGGATAGCGTTTCTCGGCATACTTAGCCCTCGCTGCATCTGCTACGGTATCAAACGTCGTACCGGGCTTGAAGGACGGTGTTCTGTACTTGAAGAAGTCTATGCACTCTGCTGCTTCCCTGTAATGCCCGTCTTTTGCGGAGGAGTACCGCACATCGTTTGCGATGAATTCCAAGCGCTCCATAACGGCTACATAGAAGTTTGCGCGCTTCTTGATACTGAATACCTTGATGGCATAGGGCGTCTTGAGCGTGCTGACATATGCAGCGTATATAGGCCAATCATCCAGACCACGGCATACCTTAATAACCCTGTCCGGCTTACTCGGATGACACAGCACGGTAGAGTATGCGCCCCTACCTAGGTAAACAAAGCCGCGCTTACGCAGTGCTTCGATGTAGCTGTCGCCATTGTCGAATACGCTCACCTTAGGCTCTGGTTCAGGCTTGTCTTGTACAGATTGTGCAGCCAGTACCAGTGCTGCCCATTCTTTTTCGCCTACACGTTCTTTCAAGCGCTGCAAGAGTATGTCAACGGTATCCATAGTAGCTCCTATAGGGCGTGCGCAGCCAATGCGCCTATAGCGCTGTACTGCATCTGGTGGTAAGGGATGGAAATTGGATTGCTCAATGCAATCAATGGGACGATTGTCCCTCACTTAATGAGCTAAGTGATTGATAATGCCGAATTACCCTAGTCCTTCTAGGAGCGTAACGGCTATGCTAAGCTATTGATTAGACTGCACTATCTGCGCTGTTTCCCTCACCTGTAGTTTGGTGAGGGTTTAAAGCGTTCGCTAGCTGTTCTGACATAAGCATAGAAGTCTTCATACCTAGCCTACGTCTATCAGCACCCTTAGTATAAACCTCTGCCTGTTGGATTGTACTCCAACCGAACATAGACATAAGCTCGTGCGCTGTAGCTCCGCCATCAGCAGCCAGTGTAGCAGCCAGCTTTCTAAGACCGTGGGCACTCTTATGAATACCGGCATCCTCGCAGGCTTCGCCAAACCAGTTACCTAGTCCACCAGCAGTAAACGGCTTATTGAACTCAGTAACCATGAATGTCAAATCACCTACTGGCGACTGCTCGATAACATCAAGAACACGCTTAGGCAACGTTATATTCACTATCACGCCAGTAGTGCGTGCAGTCTTGATAGGGCGAATAGTGATCAGATTGCCACGCAAATGCTGCTTACCTAAGACACACAGATCACTGCGCCTCAATCCGGTGTGCACATATAATTCCATCGCAAGGCGTTGCTTAGTACCGATACCCCACACAGTGCAGAACTGTATAACATCCTCAACAGTCCAAGGCTTCCAGCCACCAGTACTAGACTTGATGCGCTTAACGCCTATTGTAGGATCAACGGGCATATGTTCGGGTACAGCCCACTTGAACAACCCGGATACAGTCTTGAGGAAATCCAGCGCTGATCCGGGCGTTTGCTTGCGGTCTTGCATGCCATTATCTATGGCACGCTTTGTAATCTTGCTGAAAGGGATTGTGCCCTTCTTATCTGATAGCTCTTTAAGGATGTTACCGCGCTTAATACGTGTCGATTGTGCGAGGTTCAACCACTCAGCACTCTCTCTGTATCGGTTAATAAGCCAAGCCAGTGTGCGCGCATCTTCTTTACCGCGTTGAATAGACGTACCAGCAATAGCAGCCTTGTAAGCAGCTATGAAGTCTGGATGAGTGATATCAGGCAATCTAATGCGTTTGCCCTGTCCTACACGATAATAGAACACAATCTTACCGTGACGTGTTCTCTGCCTAACCACGTTAAGCGGAAGTCTGCGCGCTCCTCTGCTCATAGCCTGATATCCTCTAACTCAATGGGCTTGTTCTGCCCTCTATCGGCACTCACTCGTATTACAATACCGAAGCGCTCCACTTCGATAACAACCCCGTCTTGCTTAGCAATTCGCGCTAAGCGCTTAATATCCGCTTGTCTGAGTATTGCGGGTTTACTCATCTGCTCGTGGTTGCCTCATGAAACGTGCTGTTTCAATGATAGTGCTAAGCAGCGTAACGAACTCAGCCGCAGCATGCCGGTTACTACCGAACGGCGCTAACTGTCCACTACCAGTAGCACCCATCTGCATTATGGTATATCCGCCGTATACACTGTTATGGTCAATGAACATGCAGTGCGGTACAGGCTTCCAGTCGTCGTTATCGTCCTTAACATAAGGCTCAGTATGCACAGCCCCAATAGCGTCCATAGCCGTATGAAAACGAGCGTCGATAAACTTCCTTGTATAACGCATAATCCTACCCCAATATGATGCCAGAGACGGCGCACAATTGCGCCATCCCGGATGCATAGCCGAGCTACGCTACTGTATCAATGCCTTACCTGACTTAAGGGCTATGAAGCCAGCCAGCACAGCCGCACGAGTGTCACTTACCCCTATCGGGCAAGGTGCCATCTTGATATCGCGTTCCAAGCGCTTGATCTGATCGTCTAGATACGTATCCATCGTCAGAGGCGTATAAGCCTTGCCCTCGGTCGCCTTGAAAGACCAGAACGGTTTCGCCATAGCATCGCCAAGGCGAGGTTTCTTGCTTCGATCGATACGCCACATGCCTTTCTTGGCTTTCGCGCTCTCCGCGCCATCCTTGGCGGAAAGAGCGGGTATTGCGTCAGCATCCCAGGTGAGCTGCCCGAACGTTTCAAACCACGTCTTGAGACCATTCATGCGGATCATTTCCGGCATTTTGTCCAGAAACTGAGTGAGTATGTTGATATTGCCATGCTTGGCAGTATGAGCCAGTACAGAACAAGCCAGTACATGTACGTCCTGCTGTGTAACCTTAAGGGATGTACCAACACGATCAGTTTCGGCAATGATAGCCTTAACAGACGTGAGGATAGTCAATACCGGCTTAGCGGCACTGGTAGTCGCAATTTTACCCTTGGTAATCACTGTATTCTCCATTGTTTATATCTGGCGGTACTAACCCTTAGTACCTCTGAGCGATCTAGCTCAATATACACAACCTAAGCTGTGTATAGAATGATAGATCACATACCCAGTGTTTCAATAGCGAACTCCCATAGCGGATAGTCGCTGTAACAATCGTCGGACTTAACCCATGTATACCGTTTCACCATGATAGTGCCGGTACGAGTAACTCCGATAACAAAATCTCGTATGCATACCCTAGACATATAGGTTTCTCCTATTATAGGCTTTCATCCGCCGGATGAAAAACCATAGTGCTACACGGTTAGCCCACATAGTTATCACCTGTACTAGCATTACATGCATCTAAGTAACCATACTCCCAATATTTCCATGCAGCCGTGTATGACTTGTATGGATTGCGTGCGCGGTTACCGAATGCATCAAACCCTTCATTATAGTAACTCATGGCCTTAGCTCCTTGTAAACTCGTATGCACACTAACACTAGTAAGCTCGTCATGAACTGTAGTGTACATACCAATTCACAAGGATAACAGGCAGGGTTGCATAGACGCATATACGAGTTAGCTAGTCCGAAACATACAATAAGAGTGCTTCCGGTCCATGGTGCTAACAAGCTAGTTGCTACCAGCTTAGCTTACCTGTTACCCAACGTGCCTCTAGTAGTATCTCAACTACTATTACCGTTCAAAGAGCGGTGTTTGGTACACTCTCCGCCGCTCCCTTAGGTTTACGGACTGATAAGGCTTAGAACGTTGTGCTAGCATACATCCGATATCCATCGGTATCTTGCTAGTTGGCTAGACATTTAGGTTGTCTAGTGCATCCCGCTTTCCCCTGAGCAAGCAACCCATTCTTAGGGCTACCGTTACCTTGGCATTGGCATAGCTCAGTCACTGTTATCAGGACCATACCTTAAGCACGTCTATAATGGTAGCTAGGTCCGCTAGCCGTGAAGCGACTTAGTAAGCCAAGGTGGCTAGGTCGTCGTTTCGTTGTGTAGAGTTATAAGCTGTTATCTCTGGCATAGTATACATACTGTAGGTTGAATGATCACATTTAATTCAACAAACTTACAAGCTATTGATACTACTAGCATATTTCTTTGGGTATTGCCCCAATCGTTATCTAATAGCCTAGATTCGCCCTAGGTCATATACAACAGTGGTTGTGTAGATAGCTATGCCAGCATTCATCTATCTAGTAGGAATATGCTGTTAGGTAGCTGTTATGTTGCCCTGCAATATATGTGCTAATAGCATATGATATAGTAACGGATTGTAATTATCTGTTACAAACATAGAGTAGTCTCTATATTTATCCTGCCGGTATCATGCTATTACCTTGTCTGGTATTGATACAGCTTGTAGCCATCTCTTAACCAGAGGGAGCGGCTATCTCCCGCTATGATGACATATGGAGCATATCTATCTAGATATATGTTCTAGCATATATCCCTGGTATGCATATCCATAGACATATCATCGGCAGGCTAGCTTGTTCCTCATCAATTATATCGAAATCTATCTCATCATATATTGAGGATAGGTACATCGGTATTCATCATCGGTACACAAGCTAGGTATGATCTAGGATAAATGAGATTTCATCTCTTGGAACTGATACCAAACCAGTATCAGAAGAGGCTTTCTTGTTTATCCATATACGGAGTGGACACCGGCAATCTAAGCCAAGGATGATAGCTAGGAATAAAACAGCAAACAGATGCGCTTGCACACTTGACCATGCTTACAATCCGGTATAATGCTAGCGTCAATACCAAGCATACAAGCCAAGCATGATGCTATGTGCTACCCTCCGGCTTATACCAGCGCAAGCTGGGTTTAAACTAGTCTATACCCGGCAATCCTACCGGCAATTCACTATGCGCTCAATTCCAGAGGGCCTATGGGGGACTTTGCGCGCGGTGTGTAATTAGATACCCCTACGCAATTCTACACCATTTTTGAAGTCCGGTCTAATACTATGCATAAACACTATGCTATAATACCAGACCAGACTACTGGAATAACGCTAAGGATCACACCTTAGTAAGCGCGCGGGAAACCCTGCGAAGCGATAGGCAAGCTGTCGAGAAGCTCTTCATACTCGACTACAACATCAGTCGTACCCTTGCCATCTGCGTCTAACGTGTAAGCAGTAAGAGTAATGTTGACATTGCTGACAACCTTGCTGATTGCAACTGCCAGAGCATTCTGCGGGGCGAGGATACCTGGGCCCGTACCGTCAGCAACCGGGACAGCAATAGCTGCCAGATACTGAGCACCGCCTACAGCATTGCCAACAGACAAGCTAGTAGCAGTCGTGCTACGGTTCTGAGCGTATACACGCTGAAGGTGAGCACCAGCCGGAATATCGAATACCTGTGCGGCCTTAATAGCCGGGATAACTACGCGACGATTAACCTTGTTAAAGCCATACTTGAAAACAGACATGTGTCTATCCTTTCTAATTGTGAAGCATCTATGCAATAGAGCCTAAGTGAATATTATGAAAGACCGAAATTCCCGTATTTGGGCTACAGAGAGCGCGGGGATCGGCATGGATGATTGGACCTAGAACGCTAGAAATCGCGCCCTTGAGTCACGCTGCCCGAATGCTAGTGCTCTCGGAGCATTTTGTGGTTCGGCTGTGCAACGCTTCCGAGACGGACCTTAGAGCGGCCCATATAAGCCTTCTCAGTACCGGGCTTATTGTCTACCTTACATGCTGGTAGTACAGGGTCTTTGAAACCTGACATTATCTAGTTCCTTGTGTAACAGGTGGTCTAGGCTTCGTAGGATCAGGGAGCCGGATATAGTTCTGTAGACCCGGCCCTTTACCTGTAGTACCCAACCTACGTTGGATAACAGTAACCATTAGCTTGCTACCGCAGCCGTAATAGCACCGGCAACTACCGTGAAGGTGTAACCATTTACATACGTACCAGTCGCTACAGGCATGATAACCTTGACACCGCTATGAATAACAGCATCGGTAGTAGGCGGGGTCGTATTGACATTCAGGCCAGCGGCTGCTGCGAACGTCTTAATCGTATTCTGTACGTCAACCTTTGCACCCGGAGAATGCATAAGCCAGTCAAATACGTAGTCTAGCGCCTGACGAAGGCAGGAAATACCAGCCCGGTATGCGCGCTTTGCAGGGTGTGCATATACTGGACGAGCCATTATTTGCTACCTTTCTCTGTGATCGTACCAAATCTCTCAAGGGGCTGGCGTTTAACCTCAGCCTGCTTGATATCTTGCAGACGCTTAGTTCTAAGCTTAGCGTCCTTATCCTTGCGCTTACGCATGTGCGCAATTGCCAGCATTAAATGCTCAATAACTAGGTCGGATTTCTCCGGAGTATTGGCTTTATGCGCAATCTGTACAACGGTCTTGCGTAGATCGGAGGTAAAGCCCCACTCGTCACGCGGCCATTTGATTTGTGTAGCAATGTCACTAACGTTTTCCATTGCTGCCTTCATCTCTTCATTAGTCATCTTCCTAGCCTTCCTATTTTGCCCAATCCGAAGCGATTTAGCATAGGCTTAGCGTCCAGCCTATTGAGAGGGCGGCCGTCACCTAGCGGGTTCTTCATAAGCTTCTCGTACATTTCCTTCTTAGCAGCCTTGACCGCCTTAGCATCGTCCTCAGCTACAGCCTCTACCCAATATCGGCATGCACCCGCTAGGGCGTCTAGCCTATCTTCATGGATAAGGGACTTGCGATCACGAGTAATACGAGCTAACTGCCAGAATAAGCAGTACGTATGCCTTACATCGGTAGGGTATTTCTGGATACTATTCCAATCTAGTTGGATAATTTCCTCATTAACGATCAGTTTGCCAGCACCTAGTAGCGGCTCTAGAATATCGATGATGCGTAGCTCTTTCTGCCCGCTTTCCCATACGTCTTCTATGCCGATAGTCAGTCCTTCCTTGGCAGCTTCCTTAGCTAGTGCTGGTCGCCATACACTGGCAAGCGCACCATTACCAAAGTTCTGCTCAATGCTGATATGCTTGACCTTCCAGCGGATAGCGATAGCTGTTAGGGCTGCAATTGCCTCTTCATCTAGGCCACCGCGTACGCCACCAGAAGCCAGCAAGTACACTCTACCAGCCAAAAAGCCGGTAATTGCATATGCCGATTCGTCACCATTCTTACCGCCACCGCCTGGGTCCACATACATATTAGGACCTTTAAGCATACCAATGTCATCGGCATTCTGCACACGATAGAACAAGTCCTTAATAGGATACCCTTCCGGCATCTTAATAAGGTTGTCGTTAGTGCGGACAAAGCCAATAGTCATTGGTGCCCGCATAAGCGCAGCATCAAAGCCGAGAATGCGTAGCTGTGAGGATTTAAGCGGGTATCGATCTTGGTCACTAAGCTTAGTGCTAAGCATATGCTGTAGCTGGAAATAAGCTTGCCCTTGGTCGATCTCCTTCTTAGTCAAGGTCTCTTCACCAAGTAGGACCGGATCAATCGGCTTACCTCTATCGCCAGCAGGGCCACCACCAGTCCTTAGAGAAGGATCAGCAGCAACCCTGCTAGCAATCATCGGCGCTAGGAAGCCCTCGTAATCTTTTTGCTCTTCTAGTGTCGGGTATCTACCCGGCCAAACGCGGATAGCAGTACCTCGACCCGGAAGGCCATTATAAACGCTATCAATACTCTGTGGTGTACCAAGCCATACTATGTCACCATTCGAGCAGATAGACGTAAAGTCTAGCGTCAAGTGATGCAAGCGTGCTCGCTGTACGGCAGTCTGGCTGTTCTTACCCGATTCAATATCGTCGGCAATCAGCAAGTCTGCTCGCTTACCCTGCATGTTAGAGGTAATACCAATACATGCAATACTAGGAGATTTCTCAGGGCCTTTAAGAGTACGATGAATATCAAATGCGGATATAGACGCTCTATCGCCAGCGGTCCTATCAGGACGCAAGCATTCTAGTACATCCATACCCATAATAATCTGGATGATCCACCCGGCAATCTCAGTTGCCATAGTGTCACCAGCAGAGATAATAAGTACGCGGGTAGTAGGGTCCATGATACAACGCCAGACAGCGTAAGCTGCTGTGATCGTAGTCTTGGCCTGCCCACGCTGAGCTTGTACCATTCGGTACTGCGGACCATTGGCAACCCAGTGTCCGATATCTTGCTGTACCTCAGTACAGACGAAACCCATAAAGTTAGTGATTACATCTTCAAGAAATATATCAAAAGAATGATAGTGTTCTTGTAGAAGTTCCAGATCAGCCCAACGAGCTAATGCTAATTCTTCTACTTCGTTGCCTTGCATGTTACATTAAAACTCCTTTCCTAGCTGAGTTTATGGCTAGAGTGCACTGGTTTGGCCCACTGGAAAAGACACCATAGGGAAAGCACTCTAGTATATAAAATCAGTCTTCGTCCGCTACAAACGGTACGACATTGCCAACCGACTTACGCCGCTTAGCAAGCTTCTCTGCCAGAGCAGATGTCTTATTGTCCTCAGCCGGATTACAAGTAATCTTGTTATCGGCTAGGAACTTGGTCATTGCACTCAGCAGTGATGCTGATACCTCGGGCATTGGCGTAACCGAAGCCTGTTCAGGTTCCAATTCGTTGTATGCCTGCTGTGCTTTCTCAACAGTGTTGAGCGCACCAATCATAACAGTAGCTACGCGCGCGTGTAGATCACCAAGTACTTCTTCTGTAGCTGCGTTCTTACTCATCGCTTAAGCCACCTTTTCCAAATAGCTACCGCCTTTGGCAGTTCCTGCGACAATCTAGCAATCATAAGGATCAGACCAAGGCAGAACATAATTCCACCTTGGTAAGCATCCAACATAGCTAGGGTAGCCGCACACCAAGACGTAACAGCCGCCCATGTATGTTGCATTGTAATTCCTATTTTGTAAGAAACTTAATCATAGACGGTGCCGCACTGTACGTAATGGTCAGCGTCTGATTAGGTGCCATTGGGATTGCATGCCCGCTAGACTGTAGAATACCTACACCGCCCAGCGTGATCAGGCTAACCGTACCGGCATTGATTGTAACCGTTTCTGGATGAGGACCGCTTGTATACGTGAACGGGGAAGCACCGACAGTAATAGCCGATCCGCCTAGTGGCGGGTATGCTGTGTTACCCTCGATAACGTTGTTACCGCCCGTAGCTGTGTACGATACCGGCGTGGTATTTGTAGCCAAGTTATTGCCGATAACAGAAACGCGGTCAGTCGTACCAGACAAGCTAATGCCAACAGTGTTAGCGCCATACAGACCATTAGGGCCAATGACGTTGCCGTGGATTTGACCGCCGCCTACGTTAGCAAACGAGATAGCGGTAGCATGGCTACCAATAGCGCAGTTCTTAACCTTGATATTCGCAACACCCGTAGCGTCAACGCCAATACCAGTACCAGTCATAAGCGTATTGATTACTGACACTGTATCCACAGTACCGCCGCCAGCGTTGGTAATCAGAACGTCTTGTACGCTACCGCCCTTGATCCAAGGTGAGTCAATAACAACTTCATCGACTATGCCAGTGCCAGTAGGCGCAATGCGGATAGCTGGTCCAGAGGCATCATCAAACTGCGTGTTAACACAGCGGAACAGCGCCACATGCTGACCATTACCAGGAGCCATATTCATGTCAGTGATCGCAGAAATGAACTGCGAATTGCTAATCATAAGGTCTTCTATATGCGTAATGTTCAGGTGTGCGAACGGTCTGAAAGCCGGGTCATTACGGCAGATGATATTATCAAAGATAAGGGCGAAGCCGCCACTAATATCAATGCTAATGCCAGTCGTCGCAACCGTGTTGGAGATGTCTATATGCGACAAGTGCAACAGTGCTACACCGGGGATAACGATACCTTTGAACGGGGCAAGCATGTTAACACGGTAGATGTTAGCCGTAGATGTATTTACAGTAACGTTGATATACGCACCAGCCGTACGGGCAACAGTCGCATCAAAGCACAGGTCGTGAATATTAATATTAGCGCCGTTCATAGAGACAACATCTAGCGTTGCAGAAGTCGTTCTAATCGTGGATACTGCGCGGCCTTCACCATGCAAGCTAACGTTAGGCGGGATATTGCCAATCGAGGTAACCCGGCAGAAACCTACAGGGAAGTACACAGTACCGCCACCAAGGAAACTGGCGAGGGCAATAGCCGCAGTACATGCAGCCGTATCGTTTGTAGAATTGTCAACCTTTGCGCCAAACCAGCGGATATCCAGCGCGTCAGATACAACGCGAACCCATGCCCCTGCTGTAGAAGCAATGGCATTAGCCTTGATGTAAACGCCTTCTGAGGTATCGGCCGAAATCTGCGTGGAGAAATTACCAGCAAACCAGAAGAATATGCCCTGTCGGCCAGCTTCGCTAAGTGTAACAACAGTAATCTTTGTAGTATCTAGCGCCTTAAGCGCTGTCCTAGTAGCAACAGCACCGGACTTTGCATCAACATCAGACTGCTTAGCGAGCATAACGCCACCAGCGGTAGCACCGTCATGTACTCGAAGTGTCTGGTTAGTGGTGTCTACGGTAATCTCTGCCATCGCGCCAGTAAATGTAGCATGCTGCGCAGCAGTGCCGTTGCGCCATTTTACAGTAGTACTCATTTCAATTCCTTACGTAAGTGTTCCATAGTCGATAGTGCCTGTAAACACAGGACTAGCTAATGGAGCTTTGGCGTCTAGCGCAGCTTGTAGACCAGAGACTGTAGAAATAGCCTGCGTACCAGTATGATTGGCACGCGCTAGCAGCGCAGCATCCGGCGAGTTAACAGTAGCACCAGCGGCGATACCAGCTAGCTTAGTAGCTTCTGCCGTAGTGTACCCTTGGAAGCCCACTGAATACGTAATGGCAAACGTACCGCTGCCACTAATAGGGCTACCGCCTACGCCAAATCCGGTAGGAACCGTGACAGCAATGCTGGTAACAGTACCCGGCTTAATCTCGTCTAAGCGCGCAAGCGGAATACCGCCCGGCGTAGCACCGTCATGTAGCCTGAGCCTATTGTTAGTAGTATCGTGCGTAACCTCGCTCTGATTACCAGTGAAGGAGTTATGCTCTGTGGCAGTTCCTCGTCTAAGTTTGACACTTACTGCCATTATGCAACACTCCCGAAATCTCTATCGAATTCCGTAGTCTGGTCAGACACGAAACCAAAATCATACAACATATCAGGACTAAAGCCTGTATACCCCGCCTGTGCAGCGGATACTAACGTCTCTGCTCTAGTGGCATATACGCTTGCACTCTCTGCGGCAGCAGTAGCTATGTTAACGCTATTGTGAATATCCGCTACAGAGGCGTCTAGTTTCACTTCTAGAGCGTCTACCTTAGCGTCTAAGTCAGAAACATTGACACCCGGAATTAGCGTATTAGTCGGCCCAAATACTACCGACTGGCCTTCTGTACCGCGTGTGATAATGAGACCGTCTTGACCAGCATCTACCTTGATTGCGCGAGCACCTAGATCAAGTGCTTCGTGCGTCATATGCAGAGCTTGTAACTGTGCGGTATCTAGGTTCTTGCCAGTAATAGGATCGCCATCAGACCAGTCTACCAGAAGTACGTCTTTAGGTACTGTTCTGGTAATAATCCAGTCAACGCCTATAGGCGGCGCGTCTCCGTCAACTTGCATAAGAGTAGGGCTAGTGAGTGTAAATGTACGAAACAGCGGATTACCCGCACCGTCTACCTCGTTGCCAGCCCTCACAGTAACTTCATTAGAATTGATAATACCTAGCGCGAAGTCTACGACAAGTAGCGTAGTACTACCGTCACTAGGAATAATGACTTGTGATAAAGGCATTACATACTCCTTAAATATTTATCCATATACGGAGGCTGGTTTAGGGCCTCCAATATATGTTAGCGGAGTGCATTAAACATGAGTGCAAAGCCGTAAGCGTTACCAATAATTGGTGCTGCGGTCAGAGCGTTAATATCTGAATGTGTCGGGCCAAGGTTAGCTACAGTACTAGCTAATGATCCCGGTATCTGTAATAGACGGTCCAGTGTTGGTAGTGCAGCAGGTGTACTAAGTACTTGATTCTGTCCGTATAGCGGTGTGTAACCACCTAGCCGTAGGTTATCCATACCAAGCATGCCAGCAAGCGGATCTACCCACATAGGTATCCAGCCTGTGAAGTTGCTGTAACCGAAAGCACCGCGAGCAATGTCACTAGCCTTAAGCCTATCTGTCCTACCGTTGATAGTCTGACGAGCCATGTACACAGCGCCAGCCGTAGCCAGCCCGTACATGAAACTCATGGCTGCCTCAGTGTCCATCATACGGCTATTGCGCAGAACCTGCTTTTCAATAGCCAGCATAGGGAATGCTTTAAGGTGCGTGAACAAGCTGGTAACGCCATCCTTACGGAACAGGTAGTTACTCTCACCAGCCATAGCGCGTTGCACAAGCTGGTTCACATGCGCGTTCATAGTAGTGCTGAATAGCTCTACATCCTCTGGCTTCCACTGGCTTAGGTTAAGCGAGACAAGTCTACCTTGATTATCAAACTGCACTGTACCGTTGTGCACGTATTGCGCCATACGGTTAAGGTCATTGATGTCACCTAGCGCCAAGTCATGCAGACGATCAGGTGTGATAACATTCCCGTTACGGAAATGCTGCATAAGCTTCTCTGTACCGGAGGTCATAGCTAGGCGCTGCTGAATATTTCTAATGGCATAGAATCCAGAGGTATAGCCCTGTATGCGAGATGCTTTATTAAGCAGCCTGTCGGCGTTACGCATTAACTCATAGGTAGAAGCAGGTGCTTCCATCTCGTGCATTCGGTCATCACGGAACATGCGTTCTTCGGGTACGAATACATCGAAGTGTTGCAAGTCTTGTATGAGCTGGCTGCCTGCGTTCTTGAACTCTGCCTTGATAGCATCCGTCAGATGGTCAACGAAGTGACCTACGCCTACAGAGGCTATAGTAGGGCCAAGCTCTGCCAAGCTGGTAAGACCAAGCTGGTTAAGAAGAGATAGGTTAGTAAGCTTCATGATCCTGCTGTATGCGGGGCTAATGCCGCCACCAATAGGACCACCAGAGAAGTATGAATACAGCCCGTTGAGGTAGTCACGGTCTATAGGTTTGTCCTTATCGATAAAGTCCATAGCCCTATCTTTAAGGCTAGTGCCTGTAGCGACATTAGGGCCGTTCGTCCGCTGCTCTTCTAGGATAGCGTCAACGATATTGTTCCATGTCGTCTGGCTAGCAATACCCTTGCGGGCGAGGGCGGACTGCCCTGCTGTTCTGCGGATACGTCTTGGGATCATGGTAGCAAAGTCAGTGTCTACCAAGTCCATAATGTTAACGCCATTACCAGCAGTCATACGTGTGTCGATATCGAGTCGGGCCTTGGTATGACCCGGAGCGCCTGCCGTCTCTGCTGCACCAGTAAGCCTGTCAATGAATGCATCGATCTCAGCTTGTGGCATGTTGTTACGACGGAGAATATCCTCAAGCTCTACGCGCCCATCTGCGCGAAGCATACCAATCAAGTTGGTGTTAATACCTAGCTCGAACTTCTCTGCTCTGCCTACTACGGCGTCTGCATAGGTGGCCGCATCTGCTGGCGTCATGTTAGTATGTACACGCTGGTAAGCTTCTGCGATTGCTTCCACAATGTCATCACGCGAACGACCAGCATTGATAAGCCGTTGCATCTGTCTACCAGACCACTTCTGCGGCATGTATCCCGACTTAGCTTGAAGCTGGTCAGAACCCGCTACAGACATCTCGCCGGGGCGACCCTTCATAACGTCTACTTCACGCTTGAATGTAGCGTCCAGTGCGTCAGCAGCCTTAGCTACAGCGGCGTCTACTTGTCTCTGTACTTGTGCTGCTGGACCATCGAAGAAACGCGCCTGCATTTCAGTAGCAACATCACGATTGAACTGATCACGAAGGTTAGTATCCCAATTGCGTTGTATCCAGCTAGCACCTCTAGCTCCTGCATATTCTGCATAGTGATCCTCGAATGCTGTAAATGGTGAAGCCAGCATACGCTGGTAGTGTTCCATAAGCCTAGCTGCTGAGCGGCTGTTGCGGATAATACCTGCTGCGTTCTCTAGTAGATCGTAAGCTACCGTCTGTGCTACAGATGAGCCGCTATTCATCATGCGTGCAAAGTCTGATGCAAGCGGGCTAGCCATCATAGCATTATGGAAACGCTCGACTTGTCTACCTACTGCACCACGAGTACCGCCTAAGTGGCCCCATCCGTCAACCCAATCTGTAGCCAAGCCTAGTTGCTGTACTCTCGTCTTAGCGTTCTGTACTATGCTTAGTAGCTGCTGATTCCGTATAGCAGCAGGGCCAGGGCCGGTAGTGCCAAGCTGCCTAGCGCCAATACTACTTCTTCCTTCTTGAGGAATTTCAGTAGGTTGCTTGATGCGCAGCTTGCTCGTATCTGGAATGAAGTATACATCAGAAACCTTTCCGCCTCTGTCCTTAGCATCAGCCAAGTTCTTAAAGATTATACCGTCTTTGTCTTCGTAGCCGGGAACCTTACGGTCAAGTTGAGCAATAGCCAAGTCCATCTGGCTAACAGCATCGCTATAGTCCTTGCCCTGCATATCAATAACAACAGGGTTATTAATATCAGCTTGAACTTCCTTGACAGTACCAGTCTTAGTACCGAACAAGCCTTTCTTCTGCGCGTATGTAGCAGCTACCTCAGGATCGTTACTAAAGAAGAAGCCCTTACTAGAGTTGAACTCCGCGCTGTTAGCACCCGCGAACTTCGTATCAAACGTATCGAAGTCTGACATAGTACCATGATACAGTGTCGTACCAGCCGTAGGTATTTCAGGATCAACTACATTAGTCTGGCTAGTCTCGTCCACGTCGAAGCTCGCAGGCGCGCGTTCTTCTTTGGCCGGGGCGACGGTAGCCTTTTCCTTAGAAATCGCTTCCTCAAGGTCCGCTGTGGCAGCCTGAGCCATCTCGTGACCGTAGGGATCACCGGCCTCAAAGCTCTCCGCGTGAATGTTCTCTTTCGCCCTTGGGATACCGTCGTGCAGCGTCTCGCCAAACTCGTTAAGCGTAGCCTGTCGAGCTGCGTTAGCTTCGGTCCTGGCACCGCCGCTAAGCAATCCACCAGCCGCGCCAAAGGCGAAGCCAGCTAGACCTACTGTAGGGATTACTGTCCAGTCTGCATTAGGGTCTGCTAGGTAACCACCTGTCGCGCTAGCCGTTGCTGTACCAGCACCGATAAGGCCAGACACGCCTAGCTGCGCTGCGCGCGTAGCCACGATACCAGTCTTGGCCTCTAGCGTTAGACCGCCTAGCATAAGTGACGGGATCGTATCCACGTCCATAATACCAGCAAGACCTTGTGCAACAAACGTACTCACGCCACCACGACTAGCTAGTACCGCCTGATCTGCTGCCTGCGTGTTCGCATCTGACAATAGCGCACTAGCTTCGTCTTCATTGCGTGTCTGCATGTAGCGCCACTGCTGAGACTCAGGGATAGCATCATGGTTTGCCTTAAGCCAATCTGCTTTACGGTTATTCCAATCAGGGTCGATTGGTCCAGACTTAATAGCTCTATCAACCTGCTTATAGATCTGGTAAGCAAAGTTGCCACCACTGGTAAAGCTGCGTTGTGTACTATCAGGTATTTCACTGACAGCCTGTATCGTAGTTCTCTGCCTAGCGGCCTTTGCTGCGTCACTGTCTTCTAAGTCTTCCGTACCTTGATCAATATGATCACCAACTTCCCATGCGGGTTTGTATGCAGGCAAGTCTATAGCAGCGGGATTAAGTGCTTTCTGCTTCTGCTGTTGTTCGTCTTCCAGCGCCATGGCTGCATATGGTTCTGCCATATTAATCTCCTAAATGAAAAACCCCGCTAGGCGAACCTAACGGGGCTAATAGTTACTTCTTAGTAGGCGTGAACATACTGCCTATATCTGATCCAGCAGTCTGTGCGTTCCGGTCTTGTGTACGGTCAGCTACTGTGTCAACGAATGTTCTCCACGGCTTAGAATACCAAGGTGCTTCGCCTGTACCAATCTGCTTCTTATACCAGTCACCGATAGTCTTGGGATCAACGTACAATGCAGGACCAGCTACCTCCCTTTGCTCAGGGTCTTTGAATAGCTGAATCTCCATAGCATTGCTGTCTGGTATATACGTTACCTTATATGTAGGATCAGTGTTCTTAACGATACCCTGCCTAACACCGAGATCGCCAAGGCTAGCATTCGCAGACGTGTCAAACGCAGACTTAGGCAAACCGAGTGTACTCCAGCTGCGTTCGTCACTACCACGTACCCAAAGGTCACGCCAGTAAGATGGGCCAGCCTTCTTAAGGTACTGCGCAATAGCTAGATTTGGGGCATCTCTGCCTTGCTGGTTAAGTCCCATAACCTGATCGAGTCGTGTACCCTTGGACTCGTCACCTATGATTACATCGCTACCGACAAGCACAGAGTTACGGGCTAGATCGTCAGAAGCCTTCTGAATACTAACGTCCATAGGCTCAGTCGGGTTGCGTCTGTGATACTGGTCTGCACCATTGGTAATGTATGCTTGCATAGTAGGCGCATTAACATCCTTAGCCCTATTCATCTGCGCTTCGGTATAGGTGTTCGGTAGCAAACGCTGCCAGAAGTTACCTCTACCAGTAAGCCCTTCCAGTGCACTAGTTACGCCAGTAGCTCTCTTAGCCATATACGCGCTAGTCTTTTCTAGCTTCTCAACAGGCGTAAGCTTCTGTGATAGAATGCTATCCGCAGCCATAAGGGCAGGGCCTAGGTCATGCCTATGATCGTACTGCTGTGCAGCCGTCTCTAGGAATGTGCGGGCCTTCTCATCCGGTATCATACCGGCGAGATATGAAGAGCCAATGTTAGGGTTATCCCTTAGCTGCATATACACATCAAGTGCAGCGGTCGCACCGTCTCTAAGCTTCTTGTCTGTACCTATAAGCGGACCAGATACAGCAGCAGAAATCTGCCTACCGAAGTCTGTATCGTATACACCCTGCTTAGCTAGGTTAGAGTAAACGTCGCTATAGAAGCTAGTCTGTGCTTTCTCTTTAGTAAGCGTGCCGCCTGCAACCTGATTGTTGTAGTCATCCATGGTACGCTTCTTAAGCGCCCATACACCGTACTCTTCGCCAGTCAGTTCCTTGCTAGCTCCCGGATTATCAGAATCAGGTACGCGAACTGTACCACTCAAACCTTTAAGGCCAGAGCCGCGCACTAGCGCTGCATTAACCCGATTGATAACCAAGTTCTCCTTGGTCTGCTTATCAAGTTCAATCTGTGCCTTGGTGCGGTCCGTATCCTTCTTCTGCTGAGCAGTCGAGTACATATCCTGTACGAAGTTATTGATTACAGCTTCTTTAATAGCAGGGTTTTTCTTACCGAAGTCTATAATCTGTTGACCAGCCTCATTAGGCGTAAGCCGTCCAGACTGTACACCGTCGTGCAACTGTGCTCCGAAGTCTCGTAGCTCTAGCGGGATTACCTCGCTGCCAGCAGCCTGCCATTTTGCAGCCACGTCACGAGCAAGAGACTTGCTCTCAGCTTCACCTACACTGAATTGTGTATGTAGCTTATCAACAGCGCCCAAGGCGTCATCAACTGTAGCAAAGTTACCGCTCTGTACGTTCGTCAGAAGATCAGCGCGAGCCTTCTCAAAGTTAAGGTCAAACTTCTTATCGTTCTGATCATCGAAGCGCTTCTTAGCCTTGATAACTGAATCAACGTCAGCCGGAGTAGCACCCATATGATACAGGGTAGCAGTGCCGCCTGCATCATTAAACAGGGTGTCGTCTCCACTATCGAACGAGCGCCGCATAGCGTCGGAGAGTGCAGCCGCCTTCTTATTCATAGGGAGGGGAGAGCTAGCAATCATACGCTGGATTTGCGTACCACGGCTAGACGGCCCTTGTGGCTGCTGTGCAGACTTCTCTACAGCAGCGGAATCATTAGCAGCGTTAGGTCCGTTAGCCTGCCCATGACCGCCCATGTCCTGCGCTTGCTGCGGCGAGGTAACCAGCGTCGAGGGAATGAACTTTCCCGCATCTGAGGTACGCGAAGGTTGCACGTCCTGGCCCGGTTCAGTCCGGTACGCAGTCGTTACCATAGGATCAACATACCTATTAGGCGAACCAGCAGACTTACCTACGAAGACATGCCCGCCGATCTGTATCTTACCGCCAGACCGAGAAGCTTCCTGCTCAAGCCAAGCCGGTACAGTGTTGCTCTGGCTACCATCAGCAACCAGCGCCTTCATACCACTAGGCGAGTAGTAGTGTGTAGCTCCACCAGTCGGGTCTACATGGTGCCCGCTTGCGACCGCGTCCCATACCGCGCCCGCGCGACGATAAGCGTCACTATCCGGGCTATACTTCTGCGGGTTGTTACCGCCTGCACCAGTGTTCCATGCTGAGAACTGTTTAGGCTGTAATGCTACATTGCTGATCTTAGAAGGCCAGCGAGGATCACGCGAGCGGTTGACGAGTACGTGTGCAACAGCAGCCATACCCTCAGCGCCTTCTCCGCCAGCTTCACCAAGCATAGTACGGATAGCCGTATCTCGGTCTGTGTCATCTTCTTGTACAGGTGCTTCAACCTGCTCAGCATTAACGCGGAATGTACCGCCCATGACAGAGGTCGAGCTATCTGTGTTAGCCTGCGGACCGCCCATAAGCATGTTAGTAAACTCGCTCGTTGAGCGGGCTTCATTATACTTGTTATGCTGATCTATATGCATAGCAGCTAGGCGAGGGGCGTACCCATCGTAAGCAGCTACCCACGCCTTGCGTACAGCAGGATCATTGGGCAGGCTAGACATAGCAGACTTAAGGTGATCATTAAGTCTAGCATGATAAGCTTGTGGGTCCATCTGCTGACCATCGCCAGCTAGGAAGTTAGCCTCATTAGCAAACCATTCCTGCGCAGAGTTGATAGAGTGCATAGTCTCATAACCCTGCGTGGTATACTTGTTCCCCTGCTTGGCAATCTCCGCTTCGGTAGCGCCCTGCATGTACTGTATCTTGCCGTTAGTAATCGCCTCATCTGCCTGCGCAGCGAAGATACGGCCAGCCGTGGCTTGCAGCCCATCGATAACGCTTAGGGCATCCATGCCTTGCTTAACAGCAGCGTTACCCGGCGATTGTCCGGGGTTGCGAATACCATATGTAGGCAAGCTACGGTCTGCGCCGCGTTGCAGGGGATTGAGGCTAAGCGGATCACGGACTTCATCTCTTAAGCCATAGTCAGCCATAGTATCTCCTATCTAATTGGATATTTACTATCCGCCCACTTGCCAAGTGTATCACTACCCCAAGAGAGCAGAGACGTAGCTAAGTTAGGCGACGGAATTTGTGTATGATCAAGTTGCATTTGAGTTTGCAAGTCAGAGGCTTGTCGCTGGTTAGCGTAACCTAGCATCGAGTAATCGAAGTCATTGGCTAGCTGGTCTTGCGCTCTCTGCGCATTACGGGATACTTCCTTAAGTACTAGGTCTACAGAGTTGCCCTCTGCACCTACAGCACCGGAAGCCGCGATAGCTTGCCCCTGCGTCTTATACTCAGACTGTGTAATAGCGTATCGATCTCTGACGTTACGCTCTACAGCCATGCCCTCATTCGCTGTTATGTTATTCTGGTTCTGTGCATTCTGCATCTGTGTCAAGGCATTGTTGTACTTCTGCCATGCCTTCTGAGAGGCGGCGGCTCTACTCTGTTGAATAAAGCCGCCTACCGCTTTGAAGCCACCAAGTACGCCTTGAACTTCCCAATCAGCCCAAGCCATTACTGTTGTCTAGCTCCTGTTGTAATGCGCTTACCGCGCTTGTTAACTGTACCTTCCCATTCGATATCGAGCATAGTCATAGGCCAGTGCTTATCAGTAAAAAACCTGATCTCACCTCTATCTGCTCTTTCCTTATACGGGAGTTGGAATGAGAAATCGTCCAGTGCAGGGCTACCAATTACTGAGTTAGCAGCGTTGACAATCCAGCCTTCGAACTCAACCTCGGGACCGTTACCCCACTTAGTCATCTTCTGCCCAATGATATGCCCGGTAGTCTCTAGGCTAGTAATGAACTGGTTTATCTGTAGGCGAGCATTAGATATGACATCGCCCGAGCCGTCAGTTACGCGGGGCATGGTAGGCCAGTACTCTGAGTTAAATCTAACTCCAACCACAATGTGCCCGCCTTCCATGTCATCATGAAGAGTAACTACTTGTCCCTCACCGGGTACGTTGACTATGTTAGTAATGCGTACAGGTAAGCCGGGGTTAGGGCAGCCTGCTCCTTGCACCGCAATCATGTTAGCATTAGCCAGCCAGCCGAATGGCAGAATGAACTGTGTGTTCACATCATCTACGTCAAACTTAGCAGCCAAGTGCACATGGTATGTGAGGTCATCCTCGTCTACAGCATCGAGCGAAAGCCTATGCAGGTAGTACCCATCAGTGCGTTGAATTACTAAGTAAATGTCCTGCTGGTCAAAGAAGCTGTGCACTACTGCTGAGTCAAACTCCCATCTGCTCCAAGCTGACTGTACTTTAGACTGGTCTTGCCAGATGAACTGGTACAGGTATACCACATTGGTTTCTTCGGTCGTGTGCACGAGAAGCGTGTCATAGTTGGACGTACTCGATAGGTGTCTGATGTTACCTACTAGGTACTCCTTAACGTGCGACGTTATAGGGCGCGTATCGTTAATGTCTGTGCCACCCTCTGTGAAGAACTCACGTATGCCAGTAAACCGGCCGAACTTAGTAGCGAAGAACACGTTGCGACCGCATGCAGAAGGGCGCGCTTCCAAGTCAGCTTCAAAGCTGGTAGTCAGCACGATAGCAGCGTTACTAGGCGTCAGCGTCGTACGCCCGAACATAATGAACTGTCCCTGCGTAGAGAAGATCACTAGGTCTTTGTTATGCGGTATTGCGTACTCTAGTGTGGAAGCAAATGCAGCTTGCGAAGTAACGTCAATGGGATCAGAGTCCACGAGCGTACTTGCTGAACCTACCCAAAAGTTTTGGTACTTCTTGCTACGACTGGCTACTGCGCTTTGCCCTGCAACAAACACAAGACGGCTCTGGAATATAGCCACGTCATTAATACCATAGCCAATAAAGCTAGGCGTCGGGTTTGTAGTCTCTGTGCCTACCGTTCTATCTGCCCACGTTTCTACATTCAGGTGGAAAGTTGTTCCGTCGAATGTAATGACACGCGGCATTGTAGTAGGATCAAACCCCTTAGTAAAACCCGGAGCTAGCGTTTCATACCATGCACCACTAGTACCGAAGTTAGAGAAGTCCGTAGCACCTACTGCATCAGATACGAAATGCAGCCACAGGTCTTCATTAGGGTCTGTCTCTTTGGCAACACGCACAACGTAATTGTGTGGGGCTGATCTAGGCAAGTCTGCAATGTCTGGAACACTGTCAACCATTGCCTTGAAGTTGATGTTAGCCGAGTCATCAGACGCTACCATAGTAAACACGTTACCGTTAGGCGCTGTAATTAGGATCATGTCGGTTACGCGCGTTGCGCCCCAACCTGTACCAGCAGCACACTTGCCAGTACCAAAGAACGTCTGTCCTCTGAATGGCGCTAGTGTACCTGTCACTGGTACTACGTTCTGTAATAGGAACGTTAGAACCTCAGCAATAGTCACCGTACCTACAGCATTCGCGTCTTCTGGGTCTGATCCAGTTGGCGTCTGATACTGTACGACAATCTCACCATCAATAATGATCTGGTATATCTTGCCATATGCGCCACCAAGTACTTGTAGAATACCTGCTCTCTGTGTCTGATTAGGATAGCTGGCAACCTCACTTCTCATACGAGTAATAACGCCACTGTTCGCGAAGTAAGTCTTTTCTTTGATAGTGCAGAAGCTCCATTTACCGGGGAAGGTAAAGTACCCTGCGTCACCATCTACTGCTACCGGATAACTATTGCCATTGTTGTCGAATACTGCGAAGCCACCAGTTACAATCTTAGCAACGAACTTGCGTCCATCTTGTATCTGGAAGTTACCCCATGCTTGCGCCGGGGCAGCACCAAGGAAACCTACTAGGTCATCTCCTGGCCTACGAGACAGACCCTTTACAGGGTCCGCGCTCATGTTAATCATTTGAGTGCACTGGCCCGGCAACCTATCACGTACGGGTTGCTGGCTTACACCTTGCAATAGCGACTTAAGGCTGCCGTCTGCCTTCATCTCAAATTACCTCCACCAAGGAACTCAGCCCTTGGACTGTGGGAACCCGGTCCCATACGTAGGCGCATAGCATACGGACTCTCTAGCGCGTTCGCAGATACTGCCTGCATCTCGTCCTTGCGGAGCAAAGCCCATGCCTTATCTACTCGCTGCAACAGTCGAGTATGTACCTGTATGTCACCGTCGTCCTGAATGAATGCTTGCTCTGCTGCGTAATGCTTGAGATATGTACCGGCATTAGTCGGCAAGTCTTCGATAGCAAGCAACGTCGTATAGTCTGACCACACAGCAACATTTAGTACATTCGTGTGATTGATATTGTCATACACGAAGTTACCGCGTACCAAGAAGCGTTGCTTCTGCACTGGCATCCGCATATCGAGCAAACATCTAGTTACTCGGAAAGACAATATCTCTGTAGGTACTCGTACACGGCCCTCTGAATTAGGCAACAGCTTTACATTGTGTTCCCTGTTGAACCACCATCCCATGCCTTGGAACTCTTTGTTACAACCGTCCAGCGTGCTAATAGCCTGCTGGACTGCGGGGTGTTGGGTCTCTAGTGTTGGAGTAGTGCTCTCACCTAAGGTGGTTAGGATATGGTTCACTAGTTCAAGTTTTGTATACATACTATACTCCACACAGAAAAATACAGAGAGAAGCCACTAGGGCCACTCTCTGTAAAATTCATTAGGCGGCTGCGTAGACAGCAGCGCAAAGGTCAGGGCGGTTAACCGAGACACCGAACGACAGCCAGCTATCGATAAACCAGCTCTTCTCCAGATCAGAGAAGAACACGGTAGACGTAAGCGGGATCGTCTCACCAGCAAGGAATGACTTCGGATGGATGATAACAGCCATAGCACGAGTCTCTTGACCAGAGATGTTGTATGCGAAGTTGTTATCAGCATTGGAAAGCAGATGATCGGTGTCAGCTTCGCGCGGGATACGAGCGGTCTTGACAATACGAGTATCGGCAATCTTGGTAATGCGCATCGAAGCGTAGTCACCGTTACCCGGCGAGAACTCAGCATCAATCAGCTTGTTGTTGTTCAACAGCGTGTTGTACTGCGTCGGACGAATAAGAATAAGCATCTCTTCTACGGGTGCTTCTTCTTCTTCCATCTGCACGAGGATATCAGTGATAGCCGTTGCGAGAATGTCCGGGTCGTCTTCATCACCAGCAGCGCTCAGTACGATAGACTTACCGGCACCAATCGAGTTCTTCTCAGCGCCCATACCGAAATCAGGGGCGGCCATAAGCGAACCCTTGATACCCATGATAATGAATGCCTGATCGAAGAACTTTCCGATCTGCTTACCATGATCCTTACCAAGCTCTGCACGAGCGTCAAAGTGGATCTGGAAGTCATTGAGCAGCGAGCGCTGATCACGAGCGAGTACTACGGTATCAACAGTCAGCGACACCTTGCCGAATGGCGTAGCATCAGCAGGCGGACGAACACCTGGCACCAGCTTCTTAAGCGAGGTCTTGCCTACACGGTTGTTCGTAATAGTGTCAGTACCACGAACCGGACGGATCGAAGTATACTGACGCATAATGGAGTCCTTAGCGAACTGGCTTTCGACAGCGCCGCCGTACTCCTCAATCATTAGTCCTTTATCTACATCACTGAGATTAGGACCGGTATTGTCAAAAGACATACGTATCTCCTATAAATTCGAATTATATAATCGTTATTCCATATACGGAGTATGCAGAGTATTACATACCCAACTTAACGCCAGCCTGCCTACGTGCACGCAAGGCTTCGACTACATGCTTAGGAGCACGGTCACCGCCTGCCTTTTCCATCTCTCGGAAGAACTGTAGACGATTAAGCGGCTCGCCCTCTACCTTCGGAGTAGGATCAACCTTGCCACGTTCCAAAGGCTTATTACCAATAGAGCCGTTCTTAGGATCAGCTTCGTATGCAGCCTTGATAGCATCAACAGCGGCGCGAGCAGCAAAGCCGCCTACCTTAAGAGCCTTACGGTACTCGTTAAGATCAGAGGCGAACTTAGCATCAGACTTCTCAGCCTTCTTTGCCCACGTCTGGATTTTGGTCCAGCCCTCTTCACCGCCTACCTTATCGTGTGCATACCCGACAATCTCTTGCTGAGCCTTGTACTCGGAATTGAAATAGCTCTCTACGCCAGCGCGTACCAGCTTGGCCTTGGCTGCACCAATACGGGCTTCGAGAACATCCCACTTGACTTTGCTAAGATCGCCAGAAGCAATAGCATCCTTAAAGATTTCATTGCCTTCTACCGGCTTAACACCGGCCTCCTTCATCAACTCAATAGCAGCGTCAGCGTGTTCATTGCCTACAGCAACCCACTCTTCTTCTTTCCACTTGCCGTCGTCATCGTCGGTCTTAACCTTAGCAGCTTCTTCATCAGCCTTCTTAGCTGCGTCCTCTGCTGCCTTCTTATCGGCCTCTTCCTTGGCAAGAGCCTCTGGCGTCTTAACCAGCAGCCGCTCTTGGATAGCCTTGTCTACATCAGCTACACGGCCCTTGAGGGCAACATCAGTTGCTGCGGCTTTCTGTTCGTCGGTCAACTCAACCGGATTCGTATCAGTCATAAAATCTCCTACTGCTGTGCAGCTTTACCAGCGGCTTTGACGGCCTCTACTTGGCCTTGCCCATCTACCTGCTGCTGCTGCAATTGAGCCTGCTGCTGCATCTCGCGCTCCTGCTCAGCCTTAAGTTCAGCGTCAGTCATCACCCAAGCTTCATAGTTAACTTGGTGGTACTGAGCGATCTGCTTAATGAATGCTGGCTTCTTGATAGCCTGTATCATCTCTGGCGGTACTGCCTGTAGCATAGCTAGGTCTGTCATGAATGCGCGTAAGTTCGCGGCCTCGCCCGCGCGCGAAAGACTGTCCATACCAGTAATGACAGTAGGCTCCACGCCATCGCCAATACCAGTAAAGCCAGTGTCTAACAGTGCTAGGTATGCCGTCTGTACTTGCCAGCCTGCGGCCATGCGCGAGTAGATACCAGAGTTGCTACTCTCAAGCTCGTCTACTTGCTGTCTAATCTCTTCGGCTGTAACTCGCTCAGCGTCTCGCGTGACCTGAGTAGTAAGCATCATGACAGTGCCGATCTGCTTACGGTACATCTCGATCTGCGATTGAATGAACTGTGCATCCGCGAGTTTAGATACTTGTGGAGTACCGATCTCTTGCCAGTCACCCTCGTGATAGCTACCCGGCAAACTGTTCTGTACTGCTACTACGTCGATAAGACTAGACGGCTTAATGAAGAACTTAATGTCGCCCATAACAGCGGCAATGTTAAGCAGCGCAGATTGCAGAACTATAAGCGAATGGAATGCACCGGCATAATCTTGGACTAGGCCACGACCGTAGTCCTCACCCTGCACCAAGTTCCACACTAGCGGTATCCACCGAAGTGTACGCTTAGTGTACGTGCGTGAGTTGTCTAGCAGTATCTCATCGGCGTACTGGTATACGTGGAACTTGCCATCATCCTCTAGACATATCTGCGTGTAGATGCATACTTCTGTATCATCCTCGTAGCTATCCTTGGAGGTATCGCCAGCAGCCTTGTGCATAGCGCGGAAGCGGGCATTAGCCTGTAGCTTGTCCTTGATGTCTGGATGGAACGTAGCGTAAGCGCGCTTCTCCCTAGTCATGATCTCTACAGGTTCGCCGGAGCAATCGCGTACGACATGGTAGTTGCGGAGATTGTAGACCTGTACAGGCAAGCCATCTTCTGGATGGAACATAAGTGCATTGCCGGTAATGATCAGCAGCTTCATAGCATTGATGGCCTGCGGCCTATACTGCACAAAGTCTAGGTGATCTTCTGCACGGTTCTCTGCTGACTGTAGCAAGTCTTGTGCTGCTAGCAATTGCGTCTCAAGCTGAGCCTTCAAGTCATCCGCTGCTGTCAAACCTCCGCTAGCGACCTGTAGAGCTTTGCTCATCAGGTCTTTAGTTTCTTGGTCGATATGCAGTCGGAAGAATAGGCTTTTGCTAGGGAAGAGCGTACTAATGATCTTATTGCTAAGATGATTGACGCCTTGCGCGCCTACAGCATCGATGTCTACAGGTAGTTCGTCTTGGGGCTGATTGTTTTCAGGCGGGAACATATACGGCAGGGTCCATGCCGCGTACTTCTCACAGTGCTTAAGAATTGTTGTCTTCTTACTGTTAAGTTGTTCCCATCTGCTCTTTAGACCCTTACCAATCTTAACGGTAAGATCAGTCATCAGATACTAAGACCTGCTACGCTAGCGCGTGTCTTAGGTCCAGTTCCGAGTTTCACGCGGCCACTAGCTTCTGTGCCGCTAGCTGCGGGCGTATCCGTAAGCACGGTAGCTCCACTGGTAGGCGAGGCAGTCGTAGTACTGACCGGTTGTGCAGTCGGCTTTACTTCGCCCGTACTGCCGAGCAAGCCCTTGAATAAATTTTTGCACATAATATAGCCTTAAATAGAAAGACCCGACATACCAAGCCCGCCAACAGGTCTACCGCTCACGCGGGTCTCTGCTGTGCTGACTGTGGTAGTCGGGTCTGTTTTAGTTGTATCGTCTGTTTGCCCGTCGCCTGTACGTACGGTAGCGCCTGCGGCCCTAGGGGCATCTGGTGCGGCTGCTGGTAGTGGTGGCGGGGCTGCTGGTTTAGGTGCTAGCAGGGAGCCAGCTAGAGACGTAGCGCCTGCTAGCAGTATCCCTGTAATAGGATCACACATTAAAGCCTCATGATGACGCCTTGCGGTCCATCTCGTGTGTAACCGCAGCGCTCGTATAGAGCTAGCGTCTTATTCGCATCTGTAATATCGAGCGTAGCGCCCGCATGAATGCTATGTGGCTGTTCGGCCTTAGCAGTCTCTGTAAAGTGTTTAATCAATCTGTAAGCAGTAGAGCCGCCGCGAAACTGTGCGGGCACCCATAAGATCATTTCATGTATCTCTAGGCGGTTCGCATACCAAGGGCGCATACGGCAGGCTAGTAGGAACGAGCTTGTCTTATTGTCTACACTACCGAATAACTTACCAGCGTCTAAAAGTTCGTCCAGATAATCGTAGACGTATAACTCGTCTAGTGGAACATCTGAGTAGTAGCTACTCTGTGCTGGTAGCTCTCTTAGTTCTCTGGCAATCCAGAATAGATCAAAACGTTTTAAGTCGCGCATGTTTCATAATCCAGTCTATTACCTCAAGATGTCCAGCCCGGTTAGCAACAGTAGCTTCTGTATCGCCCGGCTTCCATCGTCCAGAATGCTCAGGAAATGCTCGTCTCATCTGTGTTAGGAACGCTTCCGATATGTCCGGTATCTGTCCCTTTATCAGGCTGCTCTCTGTCAAGCTGTAACTCCTGCGGGTTTGCGATCAGTTCGTATAGGTTTTCCTTGCGTAGAAACTCCTGCAATTGGGTAGGTATAACAGCCCCTCTGGCTACGAACCGTATCGCCATGATAACTTTGTCATCATCTGACATAAGTTCGTAGGCCATAGGTTTCTCCTTCAAGTTAATATTCCATATACGGAGTTAACTAAAGAAGAACTGGCTGTTAAGTACCTGCCTAATGTCTAGTGTTCCATACTCAGGTGCATCTGGCATAGCTTGCTTGCCGATAGCTTCCTGCCATTCTTTGAAAGACTTAATAGGGTCGAACTGTTCATATTGCTCGACAAAGCTTTCGCGGATCAGTCTATGCAGTGTGTCAGTGTTACCAGCATGTGTACCGTAATCATCGTGGATCAAAGCTAGGCTGGTAATCCCCGCTTCGCGTGCTTTCAGGATAGTAGCTCGTAGGTGCGCCGCGTCTTGCGAGTGAACGAAGTTCGGAGCAATCCCGTTCCTCTGTCCGTGCTTGTTCAGTACGTCTGTGTGATTGCCCACTCTCGCTTGGTAACGACCGGCTAGTACTGTCTCGATGCGTACTACTTCCTTCTCCCGCTCGTACATGTGGACTACAAAACCGTCTTTCGTTCTCCACGATATACCTAGCGACTTCTTGGACATCAGCGAAGCACACTTCTTTAGCCAGTCCATACCCAATCTTGCAGCTACAACCACCTCGCCAATCGAAGTCCACATGAGAGGTGTAAGTGCTGTCGCAGCCTTGAATGTCGAGTTCAAACCATCCAGCACGAAATGCGGTTGGTCCTGTGTGTACTCCTGTGCTGCATCGTAGATGTACTCTGTACAACTCTGTCTGGTCGAGCCGTACGGCAAAGTCATAACCGGGCGTTTTGATACTTTCCGGGGTAACTTCCCATCGCCGTATTGATTTGCAAACGTAGTCCACTGCTTCATAAGTGCATCCGCAGTAGCAGCATGTTTGATTTTGACTAGACATACGTCTGCCACCTCTCTGTAGATATCCGAAGGAATAGGCTGCGGCACAAGGTTAGTTGCCCTACCGCCGCGCTCATCTCGGAACATAGCCGAGAAGTGTTGAAGGCCATTACACGAACCGTCTAGGCCAATAGGTAGATACGAGATGTAGTCTTCCGGCTTCTGGCCTACAAGCTTGCCGGTCATCATCTCGTAGTATTCGAATAGGAAGGCGAGGAACTGGTAAGGCTTGTCAGCCTTGGCCCATACGTCCACATGGTCTAGCGGGCTAGCGGCAGCCTTCATGAACCAGTCATGACGCTCATCTACCCACTTAACGCGGTCGTCAAAGTTTACTTTATCATATCCGAAGCGGTTAGCACCGTGGACCTTAAGCCAGTATACTCCACGTACGCCGAGCCGAACACCATCGCGAAACAGTAGCATTCCTTTAGCGAGGTCTGGTCCCTGAGGACTAAATCCGCTAGTTGTCGTGTACATTCTCCCTCTAAAGTCCATTGTCCATACGAACCAGAAGGCGGGGTGTGCGGCATACTCATTAGCTGCCCGCATGATACTTGCTGTCTGGAAGCCTTTACCCTGTCGCTCCCGTTCCTTAGTATATGTCTCGCTCGCATGTCGCTTCCATTCTAAGAAGACTGCCTTCTGCTCATCGGACATCTTCTCTTTGTCGATCTCAGGGAACGGGCTAGGTGCAGGCTCTAGCTTCTCGCTAGCGGGCATACCTATTGCTAGGTTCTTCGCCCACACTGTACGAGCTACATCAAGTACACGCTTGTTTACTTTCCACGGTACATGCTGTGCAGTGTTAACGGCATCGATAACTTGCGCCATTCCGCCAGAGGCAATTTGCTTTCTGATAACCTTGCGGTGCCATCTGTCCCTAACCAATACGAGCTTGGTGTGTGATCTAAGTTCAGGCGAGTAGTACCCGCCTTGGTCAAGGTCCGTCCAGTCATCCGGCTGTATAATGCAAGGCATAGTGCGAGGATGCATAAGCTCAGCGACTTCATCATATTTCCTAACAAACTCTAGCGCCTGTTCAGTAGGCTCAAGGGTTACAATGTGCTTACCCTTGTTATAGTAGTCTTTCTTCTCTACCAGATCGGTAGTTCTAAGGATGATATCTAGCAGGCGCATACCAACGTCAACGCGTTCGGATATGCTCCACGGCTGCCAGCCATCCTCTTGATTATTGGCAGTATGCGTAAGTACTCGGTGCATGTACCGGTAGTCTTTACTGCCCTTGCGTTTGAAATCTTCCATGATCTCGCGATAGTACGGGTCGTACTTCTGCTGGAAGCGCGTGAACCGTATCTCGTCTTCGACCATTCGACCAATCTCATTGCTTAGAGATGTTGGTGTGGCTCTAGACTGGAACTTATTGAACAGGTTTCTCAACGCAATGAACACGGCCTTCTCAGGCTCAATGTCGCGGAGATGTACCCTAGCACGAGCGTACATACCGGCGCCTGTCTTAGCAAGCTGCGTGGTTAGTTCGTCTACCATTGGGTTTATATACTCGTCCATTAGACGACGAGCAAAGCCTGTTTCAGAGCCGCGATTAGCGGTAAGTGCCTGTTCTTTAGCCTTGCGGTATGCTTCTACACCGCGATTTACCATTTCTTTCTCTAAGGCAAGCTGTTGCTCTATGTTAATATTACTTGCCCTTCTTGGCCGCAGCACGTTTCTTCCGTGCTCTGGTATTACGTAATATGCGCTTTTCGTCCTCGTCTCTGTGCAAGTGGTACAGAAAGTTATTAGGGTGCTCTCGGTAGTGCTCTAGGTAATCAGCTAGGTTTCTAAGGAAGCGCACCATGTCAGTACGCATCCCGCCACCATACCTTATGAAGGCGTTCTTAATCTTGCCTTCTGAACCATTGCAGCCTCTACACAGCACACCTCTAACCCGGCCCGTTACATGGTCGTGATCCATGCAGCCGCTCTCGACTGTCAACGATCTCTCGCACAGCGGGCACTGGTTAGATTGTCTTCTGCTAAGTATTGCTTGCTTGACGATCGGGACTTGCCTTGCGGTAAGCCGGACGATCTCTGTCATTGCACTTGTGAAGCCCTTAGATACATGCGGGGTTCTTTGTGCTTAATGATCTGCTTCATGAGCAGGAGCAGTTCAGTAGTATGCAGGGTGCGGCCCAAATTGACCTTCACCCACTTACGAATAATGCGCTTAATACCGCGCTTATCAATGCTGTCATTCGTGTGCATAAGTGCACGGTTAAACTCGCTGGTGCCGTCTTCCCGTGTTGTTATGTACGGGAAGCTCAAGGCAAAGCCATGCGGATAGTTCAAGCAGTAATCTCCTTAAGCCACTTCAATACGCACTGTGCATCATGCTTCTCACGGCGCATCCACAACAGTTGCATCTCGCTAATGAATACCTTCTGCCAAGCTACGCTCTCGCCAGTTTGCCAGTGCTTAAAGCCTACAGCCTTGCCAGTCTCTTCAAAGAGCGACTTGACTAGCTCGAAGGCTTGCTTGTTATTGTTCACGCCAGTGAGAAGGAAGTCAGCCATTACCGGCCCTACCTTCTTCGGCTTGCTGAGGTTCTTGCTGCACAGCAGGGGCAAGCCCTGAATGTTATCAGCCGTGTCGCCGGTAAGCATTTGCGACCAGAAGAACTTATGACCATAGCCCTTAATCTTAGGGCTGCTGGTTTGCTCAGACATGTAGATGTAGCCGAAGTCGTTAGGCTGACCTACTTCATCCGTAGCCTGCTCAATAGTACCGTCATCCCAATCCACATGTAGGCCGGGAACCATTAGCAAGTCTTTGTCCTTAGAGCAGATAACGCTAAGCTGCGTCTCGCCCTTGGCAATAGACGCATACTGTGCGCTAGACATACCGTCATCAGCCTCACATTTAATATGCAGAGTAGCAGGGAAGTGCTTACCCATCCAATCCCGCATAATGTGCAGCTTGGCAGGCTTAGGCTTATCCTTGCGATTGCCTTGGTATTCCTTCTGGATAGCGATGTTGTAACGGTCGCCCTTGTCGGAAGTACCTGGAGTAAGATGTAGGTGTACGGTAGACGCCGCAGCAAGCTTGCGGATTTTCTCCACAGCAACCTTACAGTTGTACTGCATATCGTCTAGTTCAATGATTTGATCAGGCTTCTCATAACTTACCATGTAAGCAAGGAAATCTGCGTCTATGTGGCAAACTCTACCCGGCACCTCCGCAGGGAAATTCTGCGGAGGCATATGCGGGGTGAGTGCAGAAAGGTCTACACCATTAACAATCATTCAACTGTCTCCACTTTAAGTTCAATATGAACCTTGTCTGCTTTAGCGAATGCAATAAAGGCGCTCTCTGTAAGCGCCTTGCTATTGTCGTCCTGTGAAGTCAGATTGAATATACAGCGTAGGACTGATAAGGATATTTCCTTACCGTCCCACTCAGCATCGTACTCTATGCTTGCTGACGCCATATTAGAAACCAAGCGCAGCGAGTGCGTCCTGTTCCTCAGCAGGTGCAGCGGTCATCTGAGAGTGGGTAGCCGCAGAGGCAACCTCGTCTCCCGGCAATGCTCCGGCCTGTACTTGCGTTCCAGTTGATTGGCTTGACGGTGTATTCCCCTGCGTAGGCAGGTTGTCTACCTTGTTCAGCATCTGGTCTAGTGCGCTGCCGTTGTAATCCGTTGCGCTCAGAATGTGTTCCTGTAGCCAATTCTTAGACACCTTCTTAACAGCGCCCTTGTCATCCTTGACTTCGCGCTCGCCATCGATAAAGAGACTATCCCAAGTATCCTTGGTAGGAAGCGACCACAAGAAGATGCGGAGCGGAGATAGCAGTTCCGGAATAGACGTGCTGATATCCTTAACAGTACCAGCCAGAGGATCAGACACACGCGGCGGGAATACCTGCCATGTGCTTGCCTTACCATCCCATACTTCTGCATACGTACGCTTCTTATCACCTTCACCAGTAATATTATGAATAACATTAAAGATGAATGGTTCATTAAGCATCTCCGCCATATGCGTGATCTCTTCTCGACCATACCGCATAGCCATAAACAGCTTATAGAACTTAGCCTTGTCGTTCATCTTCTTAGGTAGAGTGATGCTCTTCCGGTCGGCGATCTTCTTCTTACCGCCTTCTACATCAATCTCTTTAATATTCTTCGGGTGCGTAAACTCGAATGTAATGCGTACCATCTCAATAGCTGGCTTCGGCTTACCTTCGTAGATCTCTACGTGCTTACCAAGCTCGATATATTCTACCAGTCGGCCTACTGTCTGGCCGGCCGGAGGTGGTACATATTCGAAGTCTCCGCCAACTACTACTTCGGTCTGGTCTTCTGTAGCCTTTGCCTGAGCAATCAGGTCTTTCATACTTACTGCTGCGTTCATCGCTATATATCCTTCGCTAGTGTCAATCCGATGTTCATCGGCACAACTGATACAAAACCAGCCGTTAACTAATATCCATATACGGAGGTATAAGTTAAGCGGCTATATGATAGTGTTCTAAGTCCATCATATTCAAACCAATCTCGGCTTCTACCGGGAAGGGAACTGTAATGTTAAGATTGTATCTCTGGTTATAGTACTGCGGGATGCTCTCCATAATGCGGATCATCTCCGGTACTACTTGGTCAACTACGTCTTCGTGCAAGTCAGCCCACACACAGTCATGAACCGTGTTTACCAGGAAGCCCTTGCCATCGAAGTTATCGTTCGCTGCATAGTGTCGGAATAGTCTGCCCAAGATAGCTTGCACGAACTCTCCACCCGTACCCTGTACGGGATAGTTCTTAAGCTGTGTGGGCGAGAACGTCTGGTCTATTCCGCGCTTTTGTAGATAGGCGGGAGCATCAAAGGTACGGAAGCAGTATCGTGTACCTGTTGGAGCTGTGTAGTATCCCTTGCGGAATGTTCTCCAACGTTGCTGAGTATCACAGAAGGCGTTGAACGGTTCTGCTGTTGCATTAACAGTAGCAGCAACGCGGTCGTTGAACTTGACGACCCCAGGATACAACAGGTCTTCATTCTCGATAAGCTCCTCTACTTCTGTAATAGGCATGCCTGTAGTCAGTGCGATCTTAGCTGCACCAGCGCCGTATGCTCTCTGGAATGAGAAGATTTTGCACTTTGTGCGCTCGCCCTTACCCACAAGACCCTTAGCCTCTAGGGCAGGGAAGCTTGCGCCATCTTTGCACCAGCTTACCGCCTCAGCATATGTAATGTTGTGCTTGGCTGACACACGCTTACAATGGAAGTCTACCATATCTCTAAGGTCTTGGCATAGCTGCTCGTCGCCGGTAAGCACACCCTGCACAACTACCTCAAGCTGGCTGTAGTCGATCTCGACCATACGGCCCTTAGGGCCGAACCGGCTAATGAACATGCGCTTAACTTCAGACTTGGCTACACCGCCTTTATCCATGTCAACACGCGGTAGGTTCTGCAAGTTAGGGTCGTTAGAACTAAGTCGGCTGGTAACAGTACTGGTATGATTAAGCTTATGGTGCAGCATGCGATCATCAGGCATAACGCATGTAAGCATGCCTTTCATTTCGCCCTTGTCAGTCTGCACTATATAGTACGTACCAATCTCTTTGTTCAGTTCGTTCTTTCGGTCGTATGCCTTAAGAAACGGGATGTTAGTTCTGGCAACAAGCTCTTCGATAACGTCTCCGCTAGTGGAGTAGATTGGGTCGCCTGCGGCATCTGTCTCAGCGCCCTTCCATTCGTCTTTGGGGATTGTGTATCCATCAAACTTCCAGTGCCTGTCTTGCCATTTAATCTTAAGCTCACCCTGTACAGGTACTTTCCTGTACTTGCCTGAGCCTATTTGCTTACCGCCCTTATACGTGTCCTGATCTTCTCGACCAAGCGAGGTTGCGCGGTAGTAGATACCGTCTCTGCAGCCCGAGCACTCAGCGGGGTTGACTGGTTCACCTCCGAAGAGGGGCCAGCTTTCCTCTGCCTTATATCGGACCCACGTACCAGTTTCGTCTTGATACGGCTCACGAACCTCATACTTTACTGTCCCTCCGAAGATCAGGGCTGATACTTGCGTTCGGCTGTTCCAGTTGAACTCCCACGGCAGATTCTCCGGCAGGTACTCTTGCAGGACCGTAGTCTGTTCTTTTAAGTCTGCCGTTAAGACCTTTAAACGAGCCTTCGCGTTTTCTATGTCGATCTTGAGTCCATTGAACTCCATCTCCGTAGTACACAGTAGCCCGTCCATCCTGTCTTCGATCATCTTGATCATGCCGAGCTTCTGTGCTCTCACGATCTGGCCCCGGAATATCTTCTCCGTGTTCCCGATGTCGCCGCTGTTCCGGCCTTCCTCTTGTGTACCCAACAGGTAATCCGCTAGAAGTGCTTCGCTGATCTGGTCCGTCTGTACTCCGGCTTCCCATAGTAACTTTACCTCATCAATCTTCTTGCGACCGCCGTAGCGTTCAATGATCTCATCCAGCGATACCATGTGAAATGCTTGGTCTTGGCCTTCTAGTAGATACTCTACATACTGGCAATCCCACACCTTACCGCCTCTAGCAAAGAAGCGTCTAAGATCAGGATTGCCTTGCGCCATCTCCCACAACAGATCGAACTTGATATTGAATCCTACAAGTAGAGTAATGTCGTCTTCTATTGTAAGATAGCTGGTTCGGTCTAGGGTAGGGTGGTATGTAGCGTACCCTCTGGTGTCGCCTTGGTTTTTCCAGCCGCGCATGACTACCCAATTCTCTTTATGGAATGGGTTAGCCTTACGCTTGTACGGGCTGTGGATTGTCGTCTCTAAGTCGAATACTTTATAGCGGGCCATCCGGTTTATCCTTGTCGTCTCGCCATCTCACGAATGTAGGCTGGCGCAATGCCTCGTAAGTGTCATCCTTCATATATTTGATTTCAGCAATGCGCGTCTTGTATTTACCCTGCTTGTACTTAGCCCATAATACCTTGCGCTGAGCATGGGTAAGACTACCCGGCCCTACACCGATGATGTAAGTAACTGGCTTTCCGTCTACCAGCTTGGTAAACTCAGCATTGAGCCTACCAACCATGTCTAGCGGCTGCTTGTACTTATCAAGCGCCTCTTCAAAGCTTACAATGCGTAGATCAATTGTAGGCTCTGGCTTAATCTTCTGCGTATCCCATCGCCGGGTTCCCGGCTGGTACGGCTTGGACAGGCTGTGCGCTACCGCGCCCTCCGCGCTAGGGTTGTTCTGCATGATCGAGCCGAAAGCTTCCTCAGCTTCAAAGGCGTTCTGGCAGGTAACCCCGGCGCAAATCCTGATATGCAGGTCGTCAGGCGATTTCCCGGCGCGCTCTGCTAGATTGGCTAGGGCCTTCTGGAAAAGCGCCATACGGTCAACGTAGGGCGTTTCAGGTTTCCCTAAGATATCCGCGTCGAAGACGTTCAGGATCAGCTTAGCTGTCTCAGTAGTCGGTACTTTCTTACGGACAAGACCACTGATATCTTTAAAGGGCATACCCTCGATATGCAGCTCGCCAGTAAAGCTACCGCCAACTGCGGTTAGGTACTTGGCGTAGATAAGGATTTGCGGAATGCTTGTAATAACTTCGTTCTGCCGTGACCATGCATGGATATGCCCACTAAGATTACGTATCCTAGCAGGCACACCATCTAGCTTTCTCTGCACTATGCAGGGGAAAGTCATCTTTGCAGGAGTCCACGGCTTATAAAGCTCTATAGCTTCATTGGCCATTGCTCACCATAATTAATGCAAATACCAGTAGCGTAAAGATAACGCCAATAAGCATGTAGTTAGGAGGTAACAGGTACTCCCAACGCTCTTCGCTATGATCAATTGTCATACTCGCACCGGCTCATTATATGTGTTAGCCTTGCGGCGTGCTGCTGGCGTCATCTTGGCAAGCAGTGTTTGTAGGATGAAAAGTCCGTTGCACACTTCATGTGCAAGGTGCAGCAGGTCGCTTTCTTCATCCCTAGCAAGCAGTCCGTCTTGCATGACTGAGCGTCTATGGCGAGCATGAGCTGACCTATACCGCTCGATGTCAACACGCTTCCAGCCGCCTCTAGTACCATATTTAGCTTTGCCGTAGTCCAGCACGCGGTTAACTGCTTCGAGTGCATACGCTAGGTCCTCTTCGATCATCATAGGATCAGACTTGCCTGCATCACGCTTCTGCTCTTGGTCCTTGCTAATATGCTGTAGGTTTGTGCCGGTATGCACAACCTGTACCGTTAGAAACTCTACATCTGATTTGAAGTCGTCTCTCATCGTTCAAATACCTCACGTCCAAACTCAGCGATAAATAGGCTGCTCAAATCAGAGCGCACATCTCGCCAGTTACGTTCTTGGAAATACCAAGGCGGGCAGCCTAGCGCGTCGTACTGGTCGCCCATACCTAGCTCGTTAATCTCGGAGAACAGAGCATTACGCTCGTCCTTGTAGATACGTTTGTCGTATCCGTCGAATGCATCTAGATTGCCAGCGGTAATACCTAGCTGACTACTGATGAATAGCATAGCGTTATGTTCAGCTACCTTATACTCAGGGCATTCGCGCTTAACCGGGCTAGCCAGATCGTTGAACCAAGCCTCTGCTAGGTCATGCACCAGCGCAGTCTTGAGCATAATCTTGCGATAGTGCGGAGACATAATAGCTCTGTCGGTCAACACATAACGATAGAGGTTAATCTCGTGCTGAGCTACGCTGTAAGGCCAGTTTGCATGTCCGGTAAATCGGTTAATCTGGCTAAGCGCATGGATCATAACCTTAGGGCGAACATCTTCCGGCTTAGGGTTGAACGGATCAACTAGCCTACAGTCATTAGTCCTTATGCTCGCCATGCTGCACCCACTTGTGTAATCATCTGGCGCTTACCGTTAGGGTGCATCCTTATGTGGCTATGCGACCAAGATGACGGTCCCTTATTGTATCCCATATTAAGGGATGCCAGAACGCCCGCTGTCCATACGCCATCAATGATACCGCACGAATGTGTGTGCCCAGTGTTAAGCTTACGACCAAGCTGTCTGTACGATTTCGGGTTGCCCCTTGCACCGTTCGGACCAAGGTGGCCGTGTAGACCAAGCTCGACTTCGTTAACGACATAGCTATCATCCTCTTTGATATGGACCCAACGAGAAGTATCTACATTAAGCTCGTAGGCAGCTTGGATGAGGGCTTGCTCGTAGTTGTCAAACTCCGGGTTGCCGTCCTCAATAGCCGTATACTTAAGGTGCATATGGTAATGGTAGAACGAAGCGTTAGCCGGATCGTTATGAGGGTCAAACTCTCTAAGCCAGCGATGAAAGGCTTCATCATGATTGCTGCGGATGAGCAGGATGCTAGCTCTAGGAGCGTTCCTAGCAATCTCATCTAGGATCGTAACCGCATGCTTGAAGTTAGCTTCTACCCGGTTCATACCGTTGAAGTTCTGATCTGCAATAAAGAACGGGTCTTTAATGTTGTGATGATTACGAGCTTCGAAGTCTAGCAAGTCATGTACAGCTACATAGTCGGGGTTAGTTTCCCGAAGCATGTTCATAGCACCAGCAAATACCTCTGGATCAGACTTCTCAGCGTGGACATCACCTAGATTAACGACGCTAAACCCTTGAATGTATTTTTGCGCCACCCATTCCGTATTGCCGGGTACAGGCTCACGATTTGCCGAGTAATAGGTATCCAAGTCAAAGAATGATCCGTCATCATCGGCAATAAGCTGCCTAGCAAACCATGTCCCGTCGCTTGCGACTTCGACGTAGATAGCACCGTATACGTGGTGATAACTAGCGATTTGGCCCGCTCGCCGTTCAATATAGTTTCTAAGTGTGCACGTACCCGTCGTATAACCAAAGCGGGGTTTCTGCGAACTCCGTAGTCCTGCGTAACTACGCATGTGGACCTTGGCATGTGGCACAACCATGCTGTTGACGCCGGTATAGTTATCGAGACCAGAGAGCGGGTCTTTAGCCGTCGGAAGGATATCAAGCTCAGCGCAGAATACGATACCGTCTGCGATCTTGATTTGCTCATTCTGGAAATGTCCCTTAAGCTCGTCTGCATACCAAAGGCTCTCACCTTCGGCTGTCTCGTCCATATCCTTAGTTACCTTCTGCCAGCCATTCTTATTGTAGCTGAACCGGGCAACCATAATCTTAGCAGCCTTGTGCTTAGCCATGCTCTGCAAGCTAGCCCAAAAGCCCTTGTGAATTTTGGTATTGTTCTGTGCCGAAGTGAGGATGAACCTCGTACCCTTGGCTGTCGGTCTGAAATGATCTGGTGACTTGACTACGCCAGCAACCTTAGGCTTTTCTTCTGGCGGAATAGAAGCAGCCTTAAGCGGCTTGCTGACCTTCTGTTGTACTTCCAATATCATTGATCCCTGTACTAGGGTCTATCTGCATATCCTTGAACTGGCTTCTAAGCATGTCAAAGATAACTTCTGCCTTAGGATCGCCCGGACCATCAGGTCTACGTAGCTTGTTCTTAGGCAGTCCAATAAATCTACTCATCTGCATCATAGGATTGTCAACGTTACCGATCATAAGCTGGAAGTCACATGCTCCCTGCTTACCGGTCTTGCTATCCTTGAGCATACTAAGTCCGGGGAACTTAAGGTTATCCCCTTCGCTGCTGATTTGGCTTGTAGCCAAGCCGATATGATCGTACTTAACACATCGCTCTCGCGCCCATCCATACATTGACTCTAGCTTAAGGTCTGTACGAGCGGCGTCGCCAAACCCGGCGATGTTGTCAATCATGTCATATACTACGATACCGGGATTATTGCTCTCTATGATCATCTCAACTTGAGAGTTGTTCATACCATGTATATCCACGATACGAAACTTGTCGAAGCGCCCCATCCTAGCTAGGAATTGTTCCTCTAGCTTATCAGCCTCAGCCATGGCCTTCATTTCTGCCATGGTATAGCCTAGCGTAGCTTGCCATACTCTTGGTATAATGCGCTTACCCGGCCCTTCGTTGTTCAGCCACAGTACATTGCGATCTTCTGGTAATTGCGGGGCCATAAAAGTGGTCTCAGAAGCGATAAAGCTCGTCTTACCCTTGTCTGGTCTGCCTGCGATAATCCCGAAATCTCCGCCTCTAAGCGGTCGCATAGCACTGTTAAGGCATCCAAGACGCCATCTAATTCCGTTGTCGTCAAAGTCATCTTTCAACAACTCCTTTATTGGCGTATCGATAAACTTTACAGACTTCACGCCTCTAGCTAGACGATACTTATCCATCGTCTGGCCTAGCTGACCCATAAGGTCGCTAACGTCACCCTCTTGCCATTCGGCTAGTATGTTACCTAGCTTAATGCTAACATCGTTATCAGCCAGCATCGATAGGATAGCCGCCCGCTGATCTTCATCAGGTTCAGGCATAACATTCTTCATGACCATGGCGTATTCTCTGAGTTTGTCCTCAGTAATACCTTTGTGCCATGTCGGGAAGCGGGTCAGGAATGTAGTAAGGTCTATAACTTCATGTGAAGGGAACAGATTGAAATACCGTTCAAAGTCTACGAGTAGTGCAGCGGTCTCTGCCGATAATGTCTCAGCGTGTACTAGTGGCTTAAGAAGCCCGAAATCGTGCCGGGTCTTCATAGTCCTCAATAGGATGAGGTCTATCACCCATCAATCTCCTTACAATTTCTATGTTACTCAAATTCTTAGGGTCTTTAGGTGACCGGATTATCTGGTTGGATATACCCATAAGAGTAAGCATATGCGATACTTTTGCAGCCCCTACAGCACCAGCCTTGTCCGGGTCCAACCAAACTCCCACACGCGGTTCTGATTGCCCACTGTGAGACAGTATCCGGCTTAGCTTGCCCTGTCCTAGGCTCGTCCCTAGCAGCGAGCCTGTCGGAACATACTCGCCCACTCTCATGGTGCTGAGTGCGTCCTCTACGATTACTACGTCGAACAGATAGTTTCCCGGCTTTGCTCTGATCTCTTTGCTCAAGAAAACTGAACGCTCTGGTGACGAACTCTGCATCAAGTATTTCGGACCTGCGTCCTCCTTGTACAGCTTGCGTAGAACGATTGTCTCTAAAGCTGTAGCAGTCGTGTACACGGGTAAGATTGCCCTTCCGTACTTCTTCGTCCAAGTGAGCGAGTAAGCCTCCCTCAAGCTCTGCGTAATACCGCCCTTGAGCAGCCAAGTCATCCATAGTAAGGACGTTGGCTCGTCTTCCGTGAATGTACTGGACGCGTCCAAAGGTAAGCGCGGTATAGTCACCGCCTTCCTTGCCTCTGTCCACTGCGATAACTCGGCTAGAGCTATCTGGTTCTCTCTCGCCTTCCATACGCTCTCTCCGCATCTATGGCAGTAACCACGCCAGCCTTGCACCGTTGATTGAATGCTAAGGCTTGGCGAGTTACCACAATGCTTTATCTTCCTGCGTTGCCCTAGCTTAAGGCCCTTAGCCTGTAGTAGCCACGCTTCCGACATAGCTTACTCCGGCAAATCATTAACGCTTATACCCCACTTATTGAGCGCACCTTCCGCTCGATCGCGGACGACACCAGCAGCAATATCTATGGCACCGCTATTAAGAAGCTCTTGCATAACTTCTCGCGGTATGATCGCGATACTAGATCCCTGCCTGCCATTTGCGACCGTAATCTCTACGTCATCTTTTGCGAGGTGTGTATCCGCCTGATTTAGCTTTAACGACAAGATATCGGCCTTTGCGAACAACCGTAGTGTATCGGCTAATTCCATTGCCGCTGAGGCGCTTTTCGAAATGTACGCGGGCATACTTCACCTATTAGGTTTAGCGCACCCTCTGGCAGCGAGTGCGTCATTTTTCGCCAGAATGTCTTTTACCTGCTCGTCGGATAGAGCAGTAATCTGCTGCCCGGTCAATCGGATAGCAGTATCATTAGGACCGCAATAGTTACTGCGTACCCCAACGCTTGAGCAACTGCTTACGAGCAGCAGTATTAGTAATGCTCTGAATATCTGCACGAGCTTTCGCTTCCTTCGCGTACTGGTTCAACCAGTCTGTGGTTTGCTTCTGAGATACGGTAGCCTTGCCTACCGAGCGGCCCTGTATATAGGCGGCCACTACGAGCAACATACCCACCAACATAAGGATTAGGTACGGGTAGACTTTTGATAACCCGGAGGCGTTCCAGAGTAGTGTCAACCATGCAATCACTTCCACACCTTTCGAGCAATCACTACGATCACTACACCAGCTACAATAGCGCCAGCTACAGCAGGACCATACAGGCCAATCTGGCTAGCGAGGTCAATGATAGGCTGATACGTAGTAACCTGTTGCACAGCATCGCTACAGCCACCAACTACAGCAGCACCAGAAGCAATAGCAGCACCTACCTTAGTTGCAGAGGCAATAGGGGTAGGGGCGGGCTTTACGTTATTTGCGGCTGCAAGGTTTTGCTGTGCGTCGTTCAAAGTGCCTTCAAATTGCACTGGCTGAGCTACAGAATAGACCTTGCTGCGACCAATGCCCATTTCAAGTACTCGCTCGAAGGCGTCAGCGCTATTCTTAGCAGAAGCGTTAAGACCGTCGCCTGCATAGTAGCTAGCTCCGCGACTGATATTAACACCCTTATAATTCTTGGTGCTGGTCAGTACGGGCATGCTCGCCCACTCTTGCGCAATGTTCTTAGCGAACTGCGCTACATCGATCTGGCCTGACATAAACTGATCATAGCCGCGTTGACGCAGCAACTGATAGGCCATGCGATCCTGCAAACCGCTGTCAAACTTCTCATTACCCTTAAGGCCCATAGTCTTCTTAAGCGTAGCAAGTGTGGCGGTAATGATCTGCGGTGCACCAGCGGCGGAACTAACAGCGCCGTACAGACGTTTCCACGTCGGGCCTTGTGCAAGTACCTCGTCTACCGTCATTTTAGTGACAGGCTTAGGCAGCTTGCGCTGTACATTATTACTGATGCAATCATAGTTACCAGCGCTCTCATGCTGGTATACGAAACTCAAAATAGCAGCGGCTGCTGCCGGGATACTACGATCCAAGTTGTTAACTCCTAATGGATTAGGTGATGTAGAGGCATCTGCTGACCAGCGCTATCATATGTCCACTGTTCAACGATCTTGTTTCTATCCGCCCAGCCGCGCATCTGGTGTTCGGCTGCGTCTTTACTGTTGCATTCTGCCAGTAGTACCCACGGATAAAGAATGCCTACCGGCTTGCCTTCCATAAGGTACGTGCCATCATTACGCTTACGCACTCTAAATCGTTTAAAACGACTTCCTGCATTCTGCATCGGGAAACTCCGAAGTTAGTACGTGGAATACATACTGCATGCTGTCTTCCGGCAATGCCTTATGGACAGCCTTGTAGTCGCGCACTGCATGTAGATACATGTAGCGCAGCTTAAGCAGCCGATAGGTATTGATATTAAGACCTAGTGTATTGACTAACCAGCTATGCCCGTCTTCCTGCTCGATAGCGTCGTTAAACCAGATAAGAGCGGAATAGGTGTCTGCATCCATTTTGTAATCCAACAGATCACAGAACAGGTTAAGACCTCCTGCAATGTAACCCCGATGAGTATTAAGGCGAGCGTACCTATCGCGCAAGTAACTGATAGCGGGAAGGTATTCCCTGTTCAATACTTCCAATACTGCATAGGCGTAATCGGTCATCGTGTCTCCTTCGCTTGTGCCGATAGGAGTGTACAGGGCCGGAGTCGAACCGGGTATCAAAGGATAGAGCTTGACCACGTCTGCGCAGACATCATGAAGCACCTATACACACCAATAGACACAAACATAAAGGCCCCACCAACTTAATGGCAGGGCCTTTCAAACTAGCAGTCTATGCTAGTGTAGTCTAGTATTACTCAGCAGCGTCAAGCGTGTCGTCTACACGGTAGACAGACGAGCCTGCATAAGCGCCAGAGGCATCGAGAACGGTACGGGAAACGTACTTGGTCTTCTCGTTAGCTTCCTTAGCCTGCTTGTTCTGCTGTGCAACGGCAGCCTGAATAGCGCCGCGCAGCTTCTTGTCGTCTGCGTTCTCGACATCAGCCAGCGTAATGGTGAAGAAGGAATAGGCCCACGAGCCATCCTTGTTCTGTGCCGGTGCTTCAAGGTCTTCAAACGGGTACTTAGAGCCGCGCTTGCCACCGAAGCCACCACCACGCGGGGCCTCAGCCGGAAGAGCGCCAGCACCAGTAGCGATCTTGCCTACAATCTTAAGCTCAGTGCGTTCAGCACGCGGAGCAGACGTAGCCGGTTCTTTGTCATCGTTGCTCAGTTCAGACGAGCCTACAGTGTCATCACCCGGTGCGAGACCAAGCGAAGAGATGAGGTCCATGTCGGAGGTCGTGTTCTTAGCGTCGTTCATGTTAGTTCCTTTTCCTAGCTAGTTAATGTTTGTTAAAATGATACTGGCTGTAGTTGCTGCCTCATTTAAATGCGATCTAGCACGAATCGCTACCAATATCTTAGTTATCCATATAGGGAGTTCTAAGCCGTCACCAAGCTGGCGACCCGTTACGCTCTCTATATGCTTTGTAAGCGGCACTCGTTACCTTGTCATGCTTACTCAGGGATTTAGCAGCGAGTGATTTGTTCAGCTTACTGCTAGTTTTATTCGTGTCAATCATAAACGTATACCTTTGAGATTAATACGTAATTAAGACTTCCAACCCTTGCGCTCTCGCCTCTGTCTCGCCTTGTCCTTACGACCTGCGAACCCAAAGGATTGTATGAAGGTATCCTCACGTTCTGCACGTTCTGCACGTTCTGGCTTGCTATCTGCTAGCAATGCATGCTGCATGCGTTATGCCCTCACTGGCTTACTACGTGCTCAATACAACTAGCGATAACGTAGCCGTCGAGCGTCTTGGTCTTCAAAGGTGTCATGCCTTCATGTGTCCGGCATACTTCCATGTTCTGCTGATCCTCGATCATAATCGAGTGAATGCGTGGCGTGTCCTCACCCGGTACGTGCACCAGCGAGATAACCACGAGTACAATCTTAAACATCGTGTTCCCCTTTAAGACGAGTTAGTATCAGCTTAACCACACCCTCCCACATGCCGCGTGGGGAGATTAGCCAAACCACAAGGCATAGTGAGAGAAAGTCGGTCATGCTGCTATCAAGCCTTTCTTGCGGCGCATCTGCGCTCCGGTTAATACTGCGTCTTCTAAGTCATCTGTATACAATGCTGTCCGCTCCGCGTCGCGCCAGTTCTCCTCGGCATATGCAACGCGGAACTCAGTCGTTCCCTGTACTCGGCTAATACGCATGTCATACATATTAAGCCGCTGCTTGGCTTCCGTCATGGTCATCATGCGGTAAACCTCGCTAAGCACTTAGGCTTCACCTTGATAGCGTATAGTGGGATCATACCCTTACTGGTGAATACCTTTGTTGTGTTTGCAGTCATACGTGTCAGGCGATTTACTACATACAATTCATCGCATCTCTTATCTAGAAACACATGTGCAGTGAATTGCTGCGTACAATACTCCCTAACGAGCGGGCGGCTAAACTCAGCCATAAATCCTCCGCTCTTCTTGCTCAGCTACGCGAGCCTTAAACTTGTTACTCATGAACATTCGCCGAAACTTCCGGTTCAGGTGCTGTGTCCGTTTTGCGTTTTGCACGCTAGGTAGCATCTCTTCGAAGCCTGTGCTTCGTGCCGGGTGGCGCTTATTTACACGGTCATAAATGCTAGTGTTATCCATTATGCTGCCTTCCGCATGAACTTGGTGTTTCGGCTACTATTGAACTCTTCGATACGCGAGGTCATGACGTCAGCGTAAGCACTATAAGTCTGTGCCTGCTGTTCATGGCCCTTCTTGCTCTCAGAGCGTGCCTGCTGGTTGTACCAAGTCCGCATGCGGTGCATAACGGTCAGTGCCCGATTTCCGTAATTTCCACGGAAGTATTCTAGTGTTTGTACCTGCAACGGTGTATGTCCTCTATTGCAGTTTATAAATATACGCTGAATGACGTTCAGCGTCTCACGTAAGCACAATGCTTATGAATAGGCAGCAATTAACTGCCTACGTTATAAACACTGTTATCCACATACGGAGTTAGTTAGCGGCAATCTCGATTGCTCTATCCAGAACACGAATTACCATACCATGCGAAGTAAGCCAGTTATCGTTGAAGTCTACGATGCAACCACCGTACGACGGGAACAGTTGGTAAATTGCCTGCTTGATAGGCTCGCACGTCCTAATCTCATTAGGCGAATTGCTATAGCGCTTTCCAGTGTTATCGGGATCACGGCGGATAACTGCTCCACGTATGCAGAAGCATCGAGCTTGGCCATACTTGCTAGCGTCGTCGCCATTGGCTTTACCGATATAGAAGCCCTTATGCCATTTCTTCGGAGCATCAAGCAGCTTGCGTACTGCCTTCAAATGCGAAACTGTCTGCTTTTTGTCCAACATGCTCTTGTCTCCATTTAGCAGGGTAGTACACCCATACTGGTTTAAGTCTATGTATGCGAAGCTTCTTATATCCTAAGACACTGCGCAATGTCCAAAGCATACCGCTCATGAATACACCGGCAAATGATGCAGATACTACGCCAGAGAATGTATCGTG